CGCCGACCTTCCCACATAATAGACTAAAAGTCAAATAATTAAAATTTATGGGCTTTTGTCTACTAAAGATTTAGTAGGATAATAGCTTGACATTCGTTAAAGGCTGGAAAGGCGGCCCTGGGAGACCTAAAAAGGTCGCCAAAGCGCTTAAAACCGTAGATGAGGCCATAGAGAGCCTTGAAACGCTGTTTCCAGAGCAATACGCGTTCATTAGGGACCCAAACCGATCTATAGATGGTCAGTGCTCGAGGCGTGCCGGTAAGACTAGTGGCCTAGCGATGCGTTTCTTCAAGACTATGGAGATGCATCCTAAGACACAATGTGTCTATTTAGCCCTAACCCTCGATTCTGCCAAAGAAATCATGTGGCCGGTGCTAATGGAGCTAAATGAGAAGCACCAACTAGGTTGTGTGTTCCATGAATCCAAGCTCACCATGACTCATCCTAATGGAGCGACGCTAAAGCTCTATGGTGCTGACATGAAGAACTTCATTAAGCGACTGAAGGGCAGGAAATACCCCGGTGTCGCTATCGATGAGGCTCAGGACTTCGGTGACCACCTCCAGACACTAGTAGAAGATGTCCTAGAGCCCGCTACGTTCGACTATAAGGGCTGGCTAGCTGTAACCGGCACCCCAGGTCCGGTGCCTCAGGGCTACTTCTTCGAGATTACCCACAACCACAAGTATGGCTTCAGTCATCACGAATGGACAATGAATCAGAATCCATTCATCCCAGATGCAGAAGTTCAGATCCAGGAGATTTGCACCAAGCGTCTCTGGCTACCAGACAATCCTACCCTACTCAGAGAGTATAGGAACAAGTGGGTGCTAGATGTCCACTCACTATGGATCAGGTATGACGAAAAACTGAGCGACTTCACGACTTTACCTGACACGAAGAACTGGGTCTATGTCCTAGGTATCGACATCGGATTCAAGGATGCAGACGCCTGTGCGGTGATTGCCTGGCATCCCAAGTCTAGAGTCGTATACCTAGTAGAAGAGAATGTCAAGCCTAAACAAGGGCTCACTGAGCTAGTGGAGCAGATTAAGGCCCTACAAGATAAGTACCCAATATCTAAGATGGTAATAGATGAGGGCGGCCTAGGTAAGAAACTTGCAGAGGAGATGAGGAGACGCCACCATATCCCGGTGCAACCAGCAGATAAGACTAGGAAGCAGGAGAACGTTGAATTCCTCAATGATGCTTTACGCTTAGGTGAGTTTAAAGCAAGGAAGGATAGTAGATTCGCTAAGGACAGCTACCTAGTACAGATTGACTGGGAGAAGTCGACACCCAGTAAGATAGTCATCAAGAAGAAGCCCCACTCCGACATCATCGATGCGGTGCTCTACAGTTTCAAGGAGAGCCCAGCCTTCGCCTATCGTAAGGAGCCTGATAAGCCCTTAGCTGGCACTCCTGAGGCTAATAGGGCTGAGGAGAACAGGATGTTTGAGGCTGAGCTGAAGGGACAGCTAGAGGCTTGGGAGCGGGAGAAGATGGCCCAAGGCTATGGGTATGAGGAGTAGGCACCCCGGGTTTAGGGCCAAATAGAGGCCCCCGGTGAAAAGCCCATTGGAAAATTAAACTCGCTAGGACCAAGGCGAGTAGCCGTCCTGAGTCTTTAACCATTTTCTTCCTCATTGACTTCAATCATCCGCCCATCACAGCCCCGGCTAGAGCATGAGTGATCTTCAAATCGCTTGAGATATTCCATAGTTCCACATTGATCGCACTCACAGAGATAAGCGGTAGGCATATTAGCGGCCTACCTTCCCACAGCGTTGACAGACATCATGAATAGCCCAATCAGTCTTGAATTTACTCCAAGTATGGCGACATAGCTTCTTGTTGAGGTCATCCAACCACCAAGATAGGCGCCTGAGGAGGGAGTACTTCATGCCTTAGCCCATACTGGATAGGGTGGCTGTACCAAGTTCTTCAGGTATTCGGGATGATCAGTGTATAGCTCCTTAAGTATACTATTCAAAGTCGATATACTCGAGTAGGTGGTCCTAGTCTCTAATACCAAGGGCTCAACCGGCTCTAGGATAGGAGCCTCAGGGATGATATTAGAGGCGTTTTTAGGCAGTAGACCATAGGTGAGGGCAGCACCGATGGATGCGAGGCTGGTAGCTAAGAATGAGCGTCTATTCATGTCTTAATCCCCATCGCTGCCTTATCTTCAACCTTCGGGACTTTGAACAGAAGCCTAAGGCGCTCAATCTCATCACCTAAGACCTTATGCTCTCGGTAGACAGCATTCACTAGGGCTGAGAGGTGATCGACTGAGAAACCCTCAGTCTGCTCAACAAACTCTTTAACATCATCGTGATCGGTCATGATACCTTCTCTTCTTTCTCGATCTTAAGCCCCAAGCCCTTTAGGATACTCTCAGCTTCAGACTCAAAGTCATCTTCGGACCTCTCAAGCTCCCAGTCAGTCGCTTCATATGCGTCCAGTCTAAGGCATTGACGCTGAGGTTCTGTTGAGTATCGAGGCATCAACATGAATTTACAACAGACATCATTAGGAGGATGATTATTATTACAAGCAGAGGGCACTATAGCCTCTCTCCAAGGGCCATTATCTCTTCTAAACCGTCTACCTGATGCTAGGGCCTCATGAAGGGTCATATTTTAGCTCCCGCTCCCGCTCCAGCTCCAGCTCCAGCTCCCGCTCCAGCTCCCGCTCCAGCTCCCGCTCCAGCTCCCGCTCCAGCTCCCGCTCCAGCTCCCGCTCAAAACCTTCACCCTCGACTTCGGTAACCGTAACGACCTTTTTCATTGATAATACTCCTTGCACTTACTGTCTCATAGCCAAAACTCTCTGTCAATAGCCTTTTAGTGTCTTCAGAATCATGGCTGCCTCCAGAGTGTCAATATTGCTTCCATCGGCCCTAACCCCTTCAGGCCCATCACATCGGCGCACCAACTTTTCAAGAGCATTTATGACTCCTTCAACTGAAGAACCATTCAGCCGAGCAACACGAGAAGCGGCGTCTTCTGGATTATCATGATCTGATTCTGGAATAAATTTGTTAGAGCGAGGATCATAATGCCCCACTGTCCACAAAGCTGACTCAGTCTTAATATAAACGTACATATGAATTCTCCTTGACTCTAATATCCCATAAACTAAATCCGGTGTCAACCATCAAAAATCGTCAAAATTGAATAAAAAAGCATGCCAACTCCAATCAAATCCCCATCCATAGGAGACTCTTCCATTGCTTCCCTTCATGAAAAATAAGCAGATGAAACAGACGGGTATCATCATGGCCGTCCGTAAGGCTGAAGGCGGATTTGCAGACGCCGATGAGCCAAAAGAGTCCGAAAATTATGGACTTGAGCACTGTGCCAAGTCTATCCTAGCGGCGATTGATGCCAAGGATGCTAGCCAGCTAGCTAAGGCCCTTAAAGACGCCTTTGATGTCCTCGAATCTCAGCCCCATGAAGAGGCTGAACACGGTGAAGATGGGGATACTGAGTGACGCTATCCCTTATGGAATATGTCTCCTGGCTTCATAAGGGGGAGAACATGAAGCTTCATAAGGCCCGGGAGAAGGCTAGGGAAGTCTTTAGCCGTCAGACAGGCGAGTTGATCCCTATCGAGTACGTCGTTACGCCCGAAGAGTTTAAAGAATTGGAACAAACCAAAAAGTTGAGGAGTCTCCACTAGTTATGCCATTGATCAAGAGTCGGTCGAAGAAAGCTTTCAGCGAAAACGTCGCCAAAGAAATGGATGCTGGTAAGCCCCAGAAGCAAGCGTTGGCCATCGCTTATAATACGCAGCGCGCTGCTAGAGCCCGGAAAAAGATGGCACATGGTGGAGAAGCAACCGGTGTTAATAGACCTCAATGGGGAGAACACCAAAATAAAGCTACCGATAAGGGAGAATCCGAGGCTGGCCATCAAGTACGGCGAGCGGGACGAGGGCTACCAGAAATTGGGTCTGGAAGATCCGCGTATGAACCTGCAAAGGAAATTCATCGGGAAACACTTAATGAGATGCGCGGAATGAAGAAACCTAATCTCTACGCCCAAGGCGGGAAGGTCGGCTATGGCAATCTCGGTTCCGGCTCCGATACTGCTAGCAAGACCTCGGTGAGCACTCACGAGGATCAACGCTCTAACCGTCAAGGTCAAGAGATGCTTGCTCGCGAGCACGCTAGAGACGCCTGTATGGGTCCGGGTTGCCCAGGCTGTAGCGCGATGGATTGCTACGCCTATGGCGGCATGGCTAGAGAAGATAGGGCTCCGCATATGGAGCCAGGCTACGGATCACTCCCGGCTGAAGGCAGAGAAGCCACTAACCGCTCTATTTCCCCGATGGAAGATCAGATGGAGCGCACCGGTCACCCCGGTGAGTATAAGGGCATTGCAGATATGATCCGTCGCCAGCGCATGGCGAAGGGC